ATATGTAAACATCTCCATGCAAGACCTTGAGTGGACAGACCCTGCAATCCTTAGCCTTGTCCTTGACGACATGGCACGCATCTACGCAAACACCACCGACAACGTGGCAGCCGATGCATTGGCTTCAGGTGCAACAACGACACAGAACTTCACCGCTGCAGACACAGACTTGCCTGCATCGTGGAGCACAGGAATCGCAGCAGCTGCAGCGACAATCCTTTCTGCTTCTAACGGCAACCTCCCAACTCACCTTTTCTTGGCTCCAGGAATCTGGCAAGACCTTCTCGGTCTCGCAGACACCGCAGGTCGTCCGTTGTTCCCACAGGTGGGCCCAATGAACGCATTCGGCAACCTTCAGCCCGGACAAGCAAACGGCACAGCCTTCGGCTTGCAGGTTGTTGTTGACCGTAACTTCGCTAGCGGTACCGCCATTGTTGGCGATGCAACTGGCTTTGAAATCTTTGAACAGCAAAAGGGTGCCCTCAGCCTTGAGTCACCTTCGACCTTGTCTCGCACATTGTCATGGCACGGCTACTTCGCCACCTTGATGATTGACGCAAGCAAGTTCGTCAAGTTCAGCTTCGTCTGATTCAGTCGGGTAGTTAGGGAAGGGTCTGTATGTCTGTAAACACAATCATCTACGCAGCACGCGTGGACAACTTTGCAGCCGTGCAGACCCTGACCCTTGCCCCCGTCCAGCCCGGTGACTCAATCACCATCGCTGGCGTAGCAGACACAACCTTTAACGCAACAGCCACGGTCTTCAGTGTTGAAGCGTACGAACTTGTCAGCGTTGACGAGTACGGTGTGCTCCAGTTTGACTACGACAACCCGAAGCCCAACCAGATCATCTATGCGAACACGGGTGACGCTGTTGTTTACGACACTGCAGTAGGCACTGTCACCTACACGGTTTCGCCTGCGTGGACGACTTCGGCTTTGGTGTTGTCGTGGCTGGGCATTGACGTGGCAACCGCTAACGACACAGCATTTGTTGCTAAGTGTGTAAGCGCTAGCAATGCTTGGTGTTTCCGTAAACGCCGTGAGGCTGGCTACACCGACTCTGCATCCACAGTGCCTAGCGCTGATGTCGAGTTAGGTGCAACCATGTATGCAGCGACGCTTTACCGTGAACGCGGAACCTCTGGCGACTCCTACGGTGGCTTTGACGGTATGGGCAACCTGCCGATGCCAGTCACCCTTCACCGCATTATGCAGCTGCTCGGCTGTGGCAGGGCACAGGTCGCATAGTGGCCGTATCGGGCATTCTGTATGAGGCTGTAAACACGGTGAAGACCGCGTTGACCGCTCTCGGACTTGTGCCCATCACAGACCCGCGCAACGCTCGTCCAATGTCGGTGCTGATCCAGTTGCCAACCTCGGACAACTTCACTTACAACGTCGGGAATATCCAAATCCGTTTACAGGTGTGCGCTCCGCCTCCGGGCAACCAAGACGCAGGCGACTATCTGATGACAGTTGCCGACACCATTATGAACTCGCCCATCGCTGTCACTGACATGCGACCCGGGCTTCTCAGCGTAGGTGGGCAAGACCTGCCTACCTATGACCTAACCGTTGCCGTAGCCGTACGGCGCAACTAACAAAGGAGCCACCATGGCGACATCAACATTCCTCTCGAATGCAACTATCAACATCACGCAGGGTGTAACCACCACCGACCTGTCCGATCAGGCGAACCAGTGCACCATCACCATCGGTCAGGACTCGCTCGAAGTCACTGCCTTTGGAAACACAGGTCACCAGTTCGCTGGCGGTCTCCAGTCCGTTGACGTGAGCATCACTTTCTTCCTGTCCTATGGCGCTACCGAAGTTGAGGCCATCCTTGCTTCCTGCGTCGGCACAGGCACGACCACACTTGTCATCTCGCCATCGGGCACCACCGAGTCGGCAACTAACCCTGAGTACACCATCACGAACTGCATGCTCGCTGACTTCACGCCAATCAACTCCACCGTGGGTGAAATTGCAACAGTGACCGCCACGTTCACCGGTGGCACTTGGGCACGCGACGCGTCCTAAACCCAACACTCATTAAGGAGAAACAATGAGACTCAAGCTGCAAGTCGAAGAGAAGGATGCGACCTACACGGTTGAGACCAACCTCTTCGTCATCATTGCGTGGGAACGAAAGTTCAAGCGCAAGATCTCGGACTTGTCCAATGGCATTGGCATGGAAGACCTTGCCTTCATGGCGTTTGAATGTTGTAAACAGAACGGGCACATTGTGCCTGCAGTGTTTGACGATTACATCAAGCGCCTTGTAAACATTGACGTCATTGAGGACGAGCCTGTAAACCCTACGGAAGAGGCTCTTACCACCGAGCCTTAGCAGAGCTGCTATTGGCAACGGGGTATTGGCCTCCACAAATACCCTTCGACATGGAAGCACTGGAGACAGTGCTGAAAGTCTCTAACGAAAAGCCAGAGCAATGAGCGGAAGCATGACAACGCAAGTAGTAGGAGGCAAGCAAGCCATCCTTTCTTTGCGCAAGATTGACCCCGAGTTGCGTAAACAATTCACGCGTGACGCTCGGAAAATTGCTAAGCCTGCGACCGACGCTGTGAAGAACGCCTACCAGTCGGTTCCGCTTTCGGGTATGGAGCGCAACTGGCAACAGAAGGGTCGCAAGATTTTTCCGTTCACGGTGGCTGGCGCTCGTCGTGGTGTAAACGTCAAGATTGACACTCGCCGTAATTCAGAGAATGTGATCCTGATTGAGCAACGCAACGTCGGCGCTGCAGTGTTTGAAACCGCTGGGCGTAAACACGATTCTGACCTTGCCAAGAATCTGGGCACTGTTCGTCCGGGTCGCACCCGTGTCATTGGGCCTGTGGTGTATTCCCGCAAATACCTAATCGAGAAAGAAATGCAACGACTTATCGTGTCGGTCATTGCCAAAGTTGAAAGAATGTTGCCATGAGCCTTTCCATACCCATCATTAGCCAGTTTGACGGCAAGGGAATTAAGGCTGCTATCAAGGGCTTCCAGCAGCTAGAGACTAAAGGTCAGAAGGCTGCCTTTGTTTTAAAGAAGGCGGGTCAGGCTGCAGCGGTTGGTTTTGCTGCGGTGGGTGCTGCTGCTTTGACGGCTGGCAAGTTCATGTTGGATTTTGCAAACATGGCGCGCCAAGACCAGTTGGCTCAGGTGCAGTTAGCGGGCACACTCAAAGCAACGACCAAAGCCACGGATGCCCAGATTGCTGCGGTTGAGAAATACATTGACGTCACCCAGCGTGCTACGGGCGTTGGCGATGACGAACTGCGTCCTAGTTTTGCTCGCCTTGTGCGCTCAACCAAGGACATCGCCAAGGCACAGAAGTTGCTCAACCTTGCGCTCGACATCTCAGGCAAAACAGGCAAGCCTGTCGCTGCAGTCGCTAACGCGCTGGGCAAGGCATACGACGGAAACAACAAAGCGCTCGGCATGTTGGGTCTGGGCTACTCCAAGGCAGAACTGAAAGCAAAAGACTTCCTAACGATTCAGGAAGAACTAACAAGGCAGTACGCAGGAGGTGCTAACGAGAAGGCAATGACCTTTGAGGGCACTATGGCTCGCCTGAAGATTACCTTTGACGAACTCAAAGAAGCAGCAGGAACAGCGTTCTTGCCAGTCCTTCAGCAACTTGCCGACGCTGCAATTAAAGTTTCTGACGCCTTCGGCAAAAAAGGTTTTGCTGGCGCTATTGAGGAACTCAAGTTTCAGTTGCAATTTCTTTTGTACGACCAGACCGGTGCGCTCAACGCTGCGGGTGAGACACTCAACAAGATTGTCTCTGTGTTTAACACGCTGGGCGGTCTTACCAACAAGGCAAGTAACCAGTTCAAGTTGCCTTTAAAACTTGCTAACGCCATACCTGGTGTTGACATCAGCCTTCCTCAGTTTGGGAAACTTACTCCGTTTGACACTCAAGTAAACGCAACCCAGATGCAGCAGGCTCGTCGTGGCGTGACCGCTTCGCAGGGTCTGGGTTCCAGCAAATACATCGCACGCAACCCGGGTGTGATTAACGTTTACCCACAACTGGGAACCGACCCGAAGATTCTTGCTCGTGAGTTGAAGAAGATTCTTGATTCGACTTCTCGTGAGGATGGTGGCTTTGGTATTCGTATGGGTGGGCCGAGGAAGTAATGGCTTACCCAACACCCAAGGTAGAAATCGCCTTTAACGACGGCCCTTATGTAGCGAGTCCTTCTTGGACGGATGTGACGTCCTATGTGCGTGACATGTCTATTGACCGTGGGCAGGATGGCGACTGGGGTACATTTTCAGGCAACGCCTATGTCACCCTTGACAATCGTGCGCGCACGTTTGACCCGTTTTACACATCAGGTACTTACTACGGCAAACTTCTTCCGCGTCGCCAAATCAAAATCTCGGCTGTTTACGGCGGAACGACTTACCCGGTGTTTCGTGGCTTCATTGCAGGATGGCCACCATCATGGACGGACGCAGGTTATGACTCGACTGTGTCCCTGTCTTGCTTTGACGCGCTCGGCTTGTTGCAGTCTGAGAACCTCCCTGCCGACTGGGCGCACCAGTACATCCTGACCACAAGTCCCCGTCACTATTGGCCGTGTAATGAGCCTGTAACGCCGTTTGTCGCTGGCTCTGTGCTGAAGGACTACGGCTCTGTCCCGCTTAACGCGACTTCTACTGTTTACGCCTCTAACGGTGACCAACTCGCTGTGGGCTTGGTGAACTCATCCATTCAAGGCACCACCTTCCCGTCGGCGTCGTCCGCTGAAAACGGCATCATGGCGTCAGCTTCGTTCTCTGCGTCTTACTGGGCAATCTTCGACCCTGAAACCATTTATCAGCCCGGTGGCATTACTGGCAACGTGGCGTGGAGTGTTGAGTACGAACCAGCAACCAGCACGTATTTCATAAACCTTTACAACGGTTACGATTCACGCCAGCACGGGTTCCGCACGGTTGCCACGTTTGACGGTGGCACGGCTCGCATGATCTCGTTCTCGTACAACCCCATCACAGACGCTCTTGCGTTTTATGTTGACGGCGTTCTGCAAACCATGACCGAACCAGTCCACGTTGGCATTGTGTGGATTCCCGCGCAGGAGTCCTACACCTTCGGCACCGGTCAACTTCAGCAACTCATCGTCTGGGACGGCATCCAAACACAAGCGGTGTTCCAAGCCATTTACAAGTACAGCACCGTCTCATTCTCAGAATCAACCGCTGCACGCTTCAACCGTCTCATCGCTGAGACCGCATTCCCTGCGTCCCTGACAAGCCCCCCATCGGCTCCAGCGTCCACAGTGCTAGACCTCACCGACGACGCACCGACCGTTTCCAGCGAACTCACCAAAGTCGCAGACTCTGAATATGCGCCACTATTTGTTGACCGCTCTGGCGTGCTGACGCTGTACTACCAGAACCAGATCCGCACACAAACCCGCTCGATTGTGTCGCAGGCAACGTACGGTGCTGGCGGTGTAAACATCGGGCAAGACATCGCTATTGCCTATGACGGTGACTCACTGCGAAACACAGCTGCAGTCACAATGTCAAAGGGTGGTGTTTACGAAGCGACCAACTCCACAAGCGTGAGCACCTATGGCGCGTCTGAAGCGTCGGTAGACACTCAGGTTGCATCGCTGGCTAACGCTACGCAGATTGGCAACATTGTCACGGGTTGGGGTGGTCAGGTTTACGCCAAGGCTGACCCGTTTGAGGTGGTGTTGTCACCCAATAACAGTTGGGCCTCAACGCTCGGTCTGGAGTTGAATGACCGCATCACGCTCGTGGTTCAACCGCCAACGGGTAACGCCATTACGACGCCGATGTTGCTCAGTCGTGTCAGTCATTCGGTTGTGCCGGGTGAGTGGCGTACAACTCTCGAAGGCTCAGCGCGTTGGGCTGCAGCGTTCATTATTAACCAGTCACTTATCGGTGGCACTGACCTTTTAGGATGACTTTATGACTTACCCTGTGTTTACTAATGGAACGGTGCTTCCAGCGAGCGACTTGAATGCGATTGGTTTGTGGCTTGTGAAGTCGCAGACCATCGGCTCTGGCGTCTCTTCGGTAACGCTTACATCCTGCTTCAGTTCGGACTACGACAACTATCTCATCTCATGGTCAGGCGTGACCTGTTCCGCAGCAGGCGTGTTCGTCGGGGCGACCTGTGTCGGCTCAACACCTACCGCCAGCGGATGGTACGGAAATACCTACTACGTCGCTAACGGAGCGCTCGCAGGTCTTAGCGCAGCGAACGACTCCAATACCGCTTTCTTCGCTATGGGTAGCACCTCAACGACCTACACCAATTCGGGACAGTGCGCCCTTCAGAGCCCGTACCTAGCGAGCGAAACACGGTCTCAATACACCAACGCCGACAACAACTACTGGCGCTTTGGCGCTGCTCAATTAGCAAACACGACGCAGTATGACGGGCTGAAATTTTACCCGTTGTCGGGAACAATGACAGGCGGAACTATCCGCGTTTACGGATACAGGAACTAACAATGGCTGAAGAACCAAAACCCCTAATGATTCAAATCGACGACGAAGTGCGTGAGATGACACCCGAAGAAGTCGCAGCGCACAAAGCATCCATCGCTGACGCACCACAACTAGGAGCACCAGAATGACCATTACCAACCCACCCAAAGCACTCATCGCCCTCATCGGCTTAATCTGCCTTACCGTCCTTCTCGCACTCGGAGCCATCGACAAAGCCACAGGCACAGGCATGATCGGCACCATCCTTGGGTACGCAGTCGGCAACGGCATCGCAGCTCGTGCAGGTGTAAACGTTGACCCCATCATCGGAAACAAAGAATGAGGCCATACCCCTATCAGCCCGGCACCTACCAGCCAGCGACAGGTAAACAATCAGGGCTAGAAACCTTCTCACGGCTATCCCGTCGACGCTGGAAATTCCGCAACCTAGGAACGTGGGTGGTGCGCATGATGAACGGCAAACCCATCCTCTCGGTTCATGCCACAGGGAACGCTTGCGACCTTGGATACCCAGCCACCGCTAAGGGCCGTCAGACGGCGCTAGAGGCGTGCCGTTGGTACACCCGTCCTGACATTGCCCCTGCCCTTGGAATCGTCGCTGTGCATGATTACATGGCGAACCCGCCCCGCGCGTGGCGTTGTGACCGTGACGCTTGGAAAGGTTTCAACGACGGCGAACTGGGTGCAGGCGGTCATTGGTTGCATGTCGAGTTAGATCCGAAACATGGCGCTATGTCTGCGAAGGCGTATGAGGCGCTATGGCGGTCGTTGCCTAGACCGTAGGACTCCCTAGGTGCTTGGTCTCGCCTAGGGGCTAGGAGGGGGGCGCGTGTTGTTTCTCCGTATGGTCCGCACCCCCTCCGTCATCGCAATGCTTGACTTGTGTTTACACAGCGGGCATAATGTTTACACGGGCGACCAAGCGCCCCTAAACAAAGGAGACAGCAATGTTTGACGACTTGCCATTATTCCGCAACACCGACCCTGAAACATCCGCCAAGGGTGCAGCCGATGTGAAGCCACGTCGAGCCACCCAAGCCCTACGTCTACTGGCTGAGTATGCCCACCGTGACGGCCTCACCGACGAAGAAGCCGCACTGTTCGCCGGGCTAATTAAAACGGGCTACTGGAAGCGCTGTAGCGACCTCCGCACCGCTGGATACATCATCCCTACGGGTGAGACCCGTATCGGCTCACAGGGCTCCTTGATGCGCGTTTGCGCCATCACCCCAGAAGGCAGAAAGGCACTGTGATGGGTTACTTCATCGGGCTTCCTCTAGGGTTGTTCTTTGGCGCTCTCATCTACGGCATGTGGAGCGCCTGCGACGTGGAAGGCGAATACAAGCAACCGCCGTACGACTGGAATCAGGCCGACCCTGACCTGTGGCTCATTGAGCCTGTCCTATTCACCAAACAAAGCAGAGAAGATTGAAACGTGTACTGCTGTGCCTCGCACTACTCACCCTACTTAGCCCAGCCCCGTCATCGGCGTAATCATCGGCTGGGTTGTCAAGTACTGGGTCAG